TTCAGGAACTTGGGGACAAATTACAAATACTAACCTTTTAATTCTAGAACAAGCTATTGGTGGTTTTACTACTTTTAATATTACTAACGCTGCTAGATCTTTAACTTTTACTAATGGTGCTTTATCAAATGGTAAAAATGAAGTTATTAAATTAACAGGGACTTTAGCTTCTAACTTAACAGTTAGTATTCCAAACTCAGTTGAAAAAACTTATTTAGTTGAGGATGCATGTAATCACGCTGGTTACACTTTAACTTTTAAAACTGCATCTGGAACAGGTGTTCTTTTATGTGAAGGAAATAATTATACACTATATTCTGATGGAACAAATGTTGTAAAACTTCATGAACAAAGAAATTGGAGAGCAGTATCAGCAGCAGAAACAGTTCAAGCTGGTGCTAAACTTTTAGTAAATACAAATGGTGGAGCAGTTACAGTGACGCTTCCAGCCTCACCTGCTACAGGGGATGAAGTACATTTTGTAGATCAAGGTTATGATTTCAATACTAACGCATTGACTGTTGGTAGAAACTCTTCTAATATAGCTAATGCAGCATCTGATCTTGTAGTTAATACACAAGGTGCAGCTTTTGGATTAGTATATTCTGGAGACGCTACAACAGGATGGACTTACACGGAGAAATAATATGTCAAATTACGAAGCAACAAAATACAATTTTTCAGGAGCAGATCTTACTGGTATCGAAGGAATTCCTACAGCAACTATTGTGCCGTGGTCTTCTGCATCAGTGCCAACAGGTTTTCTAGAATGTAATGGTCAAGCAGTTTCAAGATCAACTTATTCTGCATTATTTGCAATCGTAGGCACAACGTATGGAGCTGGAGACGGTTCATCAACTTTTCTTGTACCAGACTTGCAAGATAACGTTGCAATGGGTAAATCCGGAAATAAAGCTTTAGCTTCAACTGGTGGAGCCAACACTGTAACTTCAACTGGAAATGTTGGTGGTTCTACAGCTAATGCAACTTTATCAACTGCTCAACTTGCCTCTCATAGTCATGCTTGGGCATTTAATGCTAACCCTCAAAGTAATGCAGGACAGTCTAGACAAGCAACTGGATCTAACGCACCAGCCGGAAATACTGTAAATACCCAGAGTGCTGGTTCAGGTCAAGGACATTCTCATAATATGAGTGCAACTTTTAGTGGAGACTCAACATCAGTTTTACAACCTTATTTAACAATAATTTATATTATAAAAACTTAGGAGAAATTATGGCAACAAATTCAGATTGGACAGTCGTATTCGATGATAAATTAATTATCAAACAAAGTGGTGATGCAGCTGGTACTGCTTATAAAATAGATAACGACAATTTTTGGGATGATACTAAATGGTCTAACATTTGGTCTATACAATACCAAAACGATAACCATGATTACAACGATAGTGTTGAACACAAAGACACAACACCTCATTCAACTTGGACTAATGCAAACTTAGGTAATTTTAGAACTCAGTTTGTTGACAAGTGGGATGCATCTCACTTATCTCAATTGCAATCTAATTGGGATAATGACAACGTAGAAAGTGAAACAACTGATGAGAAAATAATAAGATTAGGTGCAAAACCAACTTCTTATTCTTCTTATTAGTTCTTATTTTTTTTATTAGTGTGAAAGACAAAACAGTTAATATTGCTGACTTTATTGGAACTTATGATGGTTTTATTACTGATGATGAGTGCGATAAAGTAATTAAACTTTTCGAAGCAGAAAATAAATTTAACAAAACTATGAATAGATTAGATTTTGAACAAGCTCCAATTACTCAAAAACAAGATCAGCAATATTTTGCTAGTAAAGATAGTATAAATGTTTGGTGGGAAACATTTAAAAGTATGATTGCTAATTTTGATCAAGCATTACATCACTACAAAAATAACACTGGTTTAGAAGCTGCTTATGATACTCTTTTTTATACTCACTTAAAAATACAAAAAACATTTCCAACAGAAGGTTATCATATTTGGCATATAGAACATAATAAAGGTTTTGAAAATGAAGCTAGAGTTTTAGCTTTTGCTATTTATTTAAACGATGTTGAAGAGGGGGGAGAAACAGAATTTCTACATTTTAAAAAAAGAGTAAAATCAAAAAAAGGAAGGATAGTAATCTGGCCAGCAAGCTTTCCTTATTTTCATAGAGGAAATCCACCAATTTCAAATGAAAAATATATATTAACATCATGGATGATGGCTAGATAATAAAAATAACTAAATATTTTGTTTTAATTTTGAATATTCAAATTGATTTTTTTCATTAATATTAAATATTAAACTGTATCTTTCTTTATCTTCTTCATATGTATTAAAACCATGTAATATTTCAGGTGGAAAGATATAATAATCTCCAGGTGCAGGGGTTATTTTTATATTTAATTCAGGTAATATTAAATCACATCCTTCTGTTAAATATAATATACCATGTAGACAAGGATGTGTGTGATATTTTAAATTATCTCCTTTTTTAATTTTATTACCCCAAGCATCCTGAATAGTTTTTCTTTGTAAAAAATGTTCAAATATATATGGGTGGGTTGTTTGATGTTTATTTATTAAAAAAGTTATAAAATTAACAAACTCGCGTTTATCTATAAAATAATTCCAATCAGTCATATTCCCTTTTACGTTAGTATAATTCTTCATTTTAGGATTTAAATTATTTTTGATGTCTATAATAAATTTATGTATTATTTCTGGATATGAGTAGTTTCCAAATATTATGTTTACTGTTCTAGGATAGGTAATACTTAAACTACTTTTATGTTCATTTAATTTATTATTTTTATCTAATAAACTAATCATTTAATTTTTTTTCTTACTTATAAACATTTGTATTGAAACTCTTGGTATGGTTGGACTAAGCACAGGATTAACTTTATGCTGAAGTGGAGATTTTATTATTACTAAAGAATTACCTACTACAGGTATATAACCATGATTATTTCCTGTTCTAAACATTAATTCTCCGCCAAACTGATTGTTCCATCTATTATTTATATAATATGTTGCTCCATATGTCCAACCGCTATCATCATGCCAATTAATACCTGCTCCTTTTTCCATATAATGAATATTAGTAATAATATCTTTAAAATTTTTTAATTGATAAAATTGATTGTGATGAGTTAGAGTTTTTAATTTTTCAAAAGGAGGGTAGTTAGAAACAGTTACTCTGTCAGGAGGTACAAGGTTATTAATCAAACCATTATCCCATATACCTTTAGATGAATGTAGGTTTATTTTATTACGTTCTTTAAATATAGAATTATGAATACCTTTATAGGTTTCTTGGTCTAAAAAATTTTGAATATAATAAAGTTTATCTGGTATTGAATATATTAATTTCATGATTGTAAAAAACAATTAATTGAATATCTAGTAATTCTATACTTTAAATCTAATATTTTATGATCATAAGACATTATTTTGTATCTTTCATTCTCTATAAAACTAATATATAAGCTACTATATGCTACAAAAATTAAATTTCAAGCCTGGTTTTAATAAGCAAGACACAGAATCTGGTGCCGAAGGGCAATGGACAGATGGAGATTTTGTTAGATTTAGATATGGATTACCTGAAAAAATAGGTGGTTGGAATCAATTAACAGCTGCATCAAAGACATTACCAGGAGCAGCTAGAAAGCAACATGCTTTTACTTCTTTTGCCGGTGAAAAATACACAGCTATTGGAACCTCACAAGGTTTATTTTTATATTATGGTAATGATTTTTTTGATATCACACCATTAGATACAGCTATTACAGGATGCACTATAACAACTGTTAATGGTTCAAATACTGTAACTATAAATAAAGGATCTCATGGTTTAGCCAAAGGAAGATATGTGACATTATCTGGTGTGACTGTTACAGCTGCTTCAGACTACACACCTGCAGAATTACAACAAGTTTATGAAATACAAACAACTCCAGATGTAGATAAGTTTACTATACTAGCTTCTAGAAATGAAGGAGGCTCAGGTATGACTGCAGCTGGTGCTGCAACTGTTAATCCTTATATTGAAGTAGGTCCTACTTTTCAAACTGCAGGTTATGGTTGGGGCACGGACTTATGGGGATCTAGTACATGGGGAACTGAAAGTGCAACTAGTGATGTGATTCTTGATCCAGGAAACTGGAGTCTTGATAATTTTGGTGAAGTTCTTGTTGCAACTGTATTTAATGGTAAAACTTTTACTTGGAATGCAGGGGCTTCAAGTCCTAGAGGGAATAGAGCTTCACAGTCGACAACTAACTTTAACACAACAAACAATCCAACAGCTACAAGAATTTCTATCGTATCAGACAGAGATAGACATGTATTTCATTTAGGAACAGAAACAACCATAGGGGATACTTCAACACAAGATCCTATGTTTGTAAGATTTTCAAATCAAGAAGATTTAAATACATATGCACCAACAGCAACTAATACGGCTGGTACATTTAGATTAGATACTGGTAATGAAATTAGGGCAGCTATACAAGGTAAGGATTATATCTTTGTATCAACAGATGTTGCAGCGTATGTAATTCAATTTGTTGGTCCACCTTTTACCTTTTCTGTTAGACAAGTAGGCACCAACTGTGGATGTATTGGTCAACACGCTATGTCTTATGCAAACGGTGCTGTATGGTGGATGTCAGCAGAAGGTGGTTTTTTTGTTTATGATGGTACAGTTAAATCATTACCATCACTTGTAGAAGATTTTGTATTTAGCACAGACGGAGATAATTTAGGTATTAATTTAGATTCAAGAGATGTTATCTATTCTTCTCCTAATTCTTTATACACAGAAATAAATTGGTTCTATCCAAAAGATGGATCTGATCAAGTTGATAGATGTGTGACTTATAATTATTCAGAAAATGTTTGGACAACATCATCTTTAGCTCGAACTACATATCAAGATCAAGGGGTATTTAATGCTCCTTACGCAACAGAATATAGTAAAACCGGAACACCTGTATTTCCAGATATATTAGGCATTACAAATTTATATGGAGCTAGTATCTACTATGCTCATGAAGTAGGAACTGATCAAGTCAATAGTACAGGCACAACTTCTATTGATGC